AGTATGTTCTACAATATCTCAACAGACTATCCGTTCTTTATGGTGGCATTTTTGCAGATAATCTGTTTTGCCGGAATCTACATGAAGCTCGGAGAACTAATGAGTATGTTCAGCCTGAATGCCAATAACAGCCAGCAGATAGGTCGCCGGATATTCCGTAGACCGATGGTGTTCATGCGACATAGGGCAAGACGTATGGAACGACGAATTGCAAGGGCTGTGGGTACAGGAAGTATGGTCGGAGCTGGTGCTAGTTCAGTCGCTGGTTCTGCTTATAATCACTCTCGTTCTACTCATAAAAAAACGCCAGCCAGACCACAAAGGAATAATGATGTTTCAATGGGAAGCCGTGTCGGTTCTGCGGTAGGTGCTGTGATGGATACGAAAAATAAAGTCCGTGACGGTGCTTCTTCTCTGAAAGAAAATGTGAAAGATTTGCCGACACAGGCTGGTTATGCTGTCCATTCTGCGAAACAGAAAGCAAAGGATAATGTATCGGACTTTAAGCGTGGCGTTGTGGAAGAACGGGAAAACAGACAGGAACAGCGTACACAGAAA